AAATGTACAAAGTATTGTATTTTTCTTTTCATTGGATCACCTGATTCATAATTTCTTCTAATAGATAAAATCTCGTGTGATCCTTCTATAAAAGTTACGATGTAAGGTATTTTAATTCCTGAGGGCTCACCAGTCTCTTGATTCATATCTTCGAAACCTTCTAAATCTAAATCAACATGACATTCTAATAATGTAAATACATCTTCATCTTTTGTTTTTGAGACTCCCTCAATTTCTCTTTCTTTTCTATCAATTTCAGTGTCTTTGTCTTGAGGTTTTCCAATTTCTACATCTTTATAAAAACCTGCTACTTGTTGTTTTCTTAAATCATTTTCAGAAATTTTTACTCGATGAATAATTGCTTCTGCATCATCTAATGAAGTAGCTGTGTAGGGTACAATTAAATCATCTGCAGGAACAAATTTTGATACTGCTCTTTGTTCCATGTCATCATAATAAACTTTTTTGAAAGCAGAACCCGCAAGTGGCAAATTAAATAACATTTGATCAAACTCTGGTTCATACTCTTTCATCTTTTCCATTATTTGATAATTCATAAAATCTTTAACACGAGTTGCTTGTTGTGTTTTATCAGGAGTAGGCATTCCTAAAACTTGAGTTCTAACTGGTCCATCTGCTGGAAGTAATTCTTTATAAGCTAATGCTTGAAACTGTGTAACTGCTTCTGCAAGAACTGGGTGTGTTGCACCTGAAGCTCCTTGAAAAGGTTCTGTTCTGTTATCATATTTAAAACCTAAAAGGTCTAATCCTTTAGTGTAGGTTTGTTCCCACTCTTTTCTTGAAGAAGAGTAGTCCATATATTTATTATTTAAGTCAGAAGATAATTCTCCTAAAACATCATCAGGTAAAAATTCTGCAAGGTTTGAATAATGCTCGTCACCACCTTCTGGCGATGCAGCTTTTGGATCTAAATTAATATCAACTGAACCATCTTCATTTTCTGTGACTTCTACATCATCAGGTGATTGCTGTTCTTCCGTTACTTCTTCAACTATTTGTTCTTGAACTTCTTCTTGACTAGGTAATTCAAATTCTTTTCTTACTTCGTTGGGAAGTGCTTTGTCTATATCCGCCATTTATTTTTTCTCCAGATTGTTTGACTGTTTTAACAGTATTATAATTAATATTCAACCCCTGAGGCATGGGTCCTGATTCAGGTGGCAGGAGCCAAGTTTTAGGGTATGTATTCTTCTGTTTCATCTCTTATGCCTTTAGCTTGATTAATAGTTTCTTTAAATCTTGAAGGTATACTTTGCAACATTGACTCAATTCCCTCTCTTCTATCAGTTCCTCTTTTTAAAAATTTTTCTTCATCACTTAACGCTGATGATTCCAAAGCAAGGTTAACTGCTTTACCTACATTAGGTTTATTTATAAACATAGATGCTGCACTTCCAGCAGCTTCTAAAGCTGGAGCTCCTGACATATACATCATTGGAAAATCTATTGCAGCGGCAATAGCATTATCTGCTTTACCAGGAAACATTTGAGTGGCTTTATCTATTCCCGGTCTAATTTTTTTATAATTTTCTACTAATCCTTCTACGGGCTTAAATAATAATGCACGAGCTTTTTTTCTTAAATTATCTCCAATGCTATAGCCAGTTTTGTCTATAAGACTTTCTAAAGTAGGAGCAGTTCCTTTTGGTTTTTTACCTATTTGACCTACAATATCAGGTCCTAATTTTGAATAATATTTTTTTACCGCTTTTTTCCTATCTATTAATTTTTTTTCTGAATTTTCAGATGCTTTCCATTCTGCATCAAAAGTTCTTCTTGCTCCAGCTTCAGCAATATTTTGATCTGCAAAAGTTAATTGAACATTAAAAGGATTTTTTGCAATACCTTCGGTATGTTGAATATTAAATATGCTCCTTCTAGATCCTGGTTCTATTCCAGCTGCTTTATTTATTTCAGTGGTTAAACCTTCCTTATTTAAAAATTCTCTTTGTTCATATGGTCTTAAAACATCTTCAGGTTTAAATTTTGTAAAGTTTTTAATATTGTTTTCTATATTATTAAATTTAAATTCATTTCCTTGTTTATCTACTAAAACAATTTTTTCTGTTTCTGATTTACCATATATTTTATTAGATTCTGGAACATGATCTTTAAATGTTAAATAATCATTTTTACCAGCTGCTCTAATTAAATCACTCCATAATAAACTTTTTGCATCTCTTCCTCTATGGTATTTAGGTACAGTCCCTCTTTGCTTTTGCATTCTTATATTATTTTTTATTCGTGCATTTTCTTTTTGTTCACTAGTCATTGTAGATTCTCTTTTAATTCTAGCGGCTTGACTTTGTAAAAATTTTTTAGCTTTTTGTTCATCTGACATATTTATGTATTGTTTTTTGGAAGATGCTAATTCTCTTATCTTTTTATCTGAAACCCCTTGATTTTTTAATTTTTCTAAATTATCTCCCAAAATGTTTTTTAATTCTTTTTCAGTGTATGGTTTTGTAGAAGAATCATAATTTACGTTTTTTAAAATAGGATATTTTGAAGGTCTTAAAATTTTTAAATTAGGTTTGTATCCTACTTTATTTTCCACTAAATCTAATAATTGTTTTTGATTTTTAAAATCTGTTCCTTTTTCACTTACAATTTGTTGTAAAGCATCTTTTATTTTCATAGTTCCTTTTGAAAAATTAACTCTCCCACCATCTGCATATCTATCTAATTCAGCATCATACTGTTCTATTTTTTCAGTGACCATTTCACCAGTTTCACCAAACAATGGCATAACCGTATCATAATAATCTGATGCAGATATTTCTTTATTGTCGAATGCTTTTCTTGAAATCTGTCCAACTAAATTAGTATAAGTTTTTGGTGATAAAGTATTAACAGCTGCTTTAGTATTTAAAGCTTCTAAACTTTTAAGATATTGTTTTGGTTTTGGTTTAGGAACAATTGGTTGTCCTTCTTCTAGGAAATAAGACGCTATGTCTTTGGCCATGTTAACCTCTGGCTTCTGATAAAATTTGATCTAAGAATTGTTTAAATGAAACTGGCTCTATTCCTTGTTCTTGCATTTCAAAAACATATTTTTTATATTCATCCATCGCTGAATCATCGCTAGCCATTTTAATTGATGGAGCATCTCTTTTACCAAATCTATCTTGAATTTGCATTTCTAAATATTCCATCTCTTCTTCATCTAATAATTCTAAAGGCTTACCAAATAAATCTAAAGACATATCATTTTTCTCAGCCATTGGATCTGGTTGTGATGCCATTTTAGTTCCTTTAAGACTCTGGATCCCTGAAGCTTGGTCCATTTTATCATCAGAACCAAATGCATAGTTAGAACGCATCATGCCTCCGGCTGCTTCATTTTTTCTCATCATGTCAGCTTTATCAGCCATCATATCTGAAAAATCGTCCATAGCCATATCGTAAACTTTAGCTTGCATTCTAGGAGTCATATCAAAATAGTCATAACCCATATCGTCTGCTATTGACTCTGCTAAATCTTGAATTGCTTGTTTGTCCATAATTACTAATAATACACTTTTGGTTTAGCTTGTAAAGGCTCATCTTCATAATCATCGGGATGCTGAATTAGACCACCTTGTCTAAATCTCATAACTGCTTGAGTCATAGAATCGACTAAGTCATCATGATCTCCATAAGGAAATGCAGCGCACTCTTCAATTACTTCTTGTGCAAAATCCATATCTGTTGGTGCATATATCTTACCACTTTCAAATAATGGAGAAACAGAATTAACTCTCGTATGTTTATCATTACCTTTACTTGGTGTAAAGTTAATTACTGGAATTCCCATTTTTCTTAATTCATAAGTAAGTGGGAGCCCTGAAGCTTTGCCCTCAATGATTACGGTTTCCGGGTTCCAGTAACCGTATTGCTCCATTGCAATACGTCTTAGTTCTGGAAACTCATATCTTCCCTTTAGACAATCTACTAAAATTAAACAAGGACCGCTATCTTCTGTTGGATGAAATACACCCCAAGTAGTAATAGCAGAATAGTCGGCAGTTTCTTTTTTCATAAATGCTGTGTCATAGCTTTGTATAACATGTTCTAGTGGAGGAAGATCACCTTCCCAATCTTGCCACCATTCTCTTTTAATCAATGCACCTTCATCTCCAGTTGGATTTTGCATATATTGTGCATTCCATTTTGATAATGGAATAGATGCTTTAACTGCTTCTAGATCTTCTAGCTTCCAATATTCCGGCCACAGGGGTTTATCAGAAGGTAGGATTGCAGGAAATTCTATAACTTCCCATTGATCGGCTTTATTTTCTTTTTGTGCTTTAATTAATCTTCCCGTTAAATCTTTTTCATTCCATCTTGTCATTACAATAATAATTGTTCCACCGGGTTGGAGACGTTGACGTGGACCAGAAGTATACCATTCATAAGTTCTCTCTAAAGCTTGGGCATTCATTGCATCTTGCTCAGTGTGTGGATCATCAATAATTAGTAGGTCGGCACCACGACCAGTGATAGCAGAACCAACACCAGCAGCATAATATTCTCCACCTTGTTCAGTTTCCCATTTACCAGCGGCTTGTGAATCAGGATTTAATCTAGTTTCAAAAACTTCTTTATACTCAGGTGTATCCATTAAAGCTTTTGCTTTACGACCGAACCTTACAGATAATTCAGTTGTGTTAGTTGATTGAATAATTTTTAATTTAGGATTTCTACCTACCA